GAAAAATAATACTTAGCAGACTGACGACCCCCACGGATAGAAACAAAATCGCCAGTGGTAAATTCGAGCTGAGGGTCATTAAACAGACTGATACCGCTAAGGAACTGGCTGAGATCATAAATAGCGAAGTCCACAGGGAACACTTCATCGCCAGTGAACTTTGCAAGGATATTCTCTGCGTTAGAGATGGTCCGTACTGTAGACCCCTTGCGGAATACGATGGAGGAATTGATCGTGCTGAAGTTCTTAAGGACATCTAGAGTTCTTTTGGATAGGGTAACTTTGCTCATTGATTGTAGGTTTCGGTAACAGCGTATTTGTCGTTAAAGTGAAGAAGAAGGAGACCGTAGTGCAGGATCTTGATAATGTCCCGACGTGCAGTTCCTTTCTTGTCGTAGCGAGAAGCATACTTGAGGATGTTGCTTCGGCAGAATGCTTCAGCGTCACCACATGCTTCGATCAAGTCTAACGTTTGGATGCTGTCGTTACCAGCAGAGTAATGTTGTCCATAAGTTCCAGAAATGTAATCACGTAACTCCCGCAGGAGTTCATCTTCATTATATTTAAAAGCCATTCAACGATTCCAGATTAGGCGTAGGTTATTATGGTAGCATTCTTCGACGTTGCCGTCAAGGTCTTTGACAAACAACTTCAAACCCTCGCCACCTAGGATCTTGACAGTCTTGCCACTGTCGAGAACGGCAAGACTGTTCACATATCCATGGAATTTATCAGTCCTGGTTTGTGGCATCTTCTTCCTCCGTGTTTACATCAGCATCAATTTTATCATAGAGTTCGATGAATGACTGCTTGGTTTCATCATCGAAACGATTTACACAAACTTTAATTGCTTTCATGCGATCACCCCAGATAGCATATGCTCGCATGATGTGGACCAGACGACGGGTGCTGATCACCTCATCAATACCACCGTCCTTGAAAGTGCGACGGATGATATCCGCCCAGTTAGCAAGGTTAGTGCAGAACTCTTCATCGTTCTTGCCAACAGAAGCAGCAACACGCAGCAGAATCTTGCTCTCAATAGCAGGAGTGGGATACTCCTGCTCAAAGGTCAGAGCAAAACGCTCAAGGAATGCTTCGTTAAGAACATTGGTGCCAATGAAGCGTCCGTCATCAGAACCCTTGCCCTTGGTGTTGGCAGTAGCGATGACGTTGAAACCAGCAGCAGGTTGAACGTAGCGACCAGTCTTTTTCAGGAAGACACCCTTGCCTTCCAGTACAGATTGCAGGCACAGGATCTTGTTAGATGCCAGGTCAACCTCATCTAGAAGAAGAACAGCTCCCCTTTCCAGAGCTTCGATGACAGGACCATTATGCCAAACAGTTTCACCGTTAACCAAACGGAAACCACCAATAAGGTCATCCTCGTCAGTTTCAATGGTAATGTTTACACGGATCAACTCCCTATTTAGTGCAGCACATGCTTGCTCAACAGAGAAAGTCTTTCCGTTTCCTGACAGACCAGTGATAAAAGTAGGATAGAAAATACCAGACTGAATAATTTTCTTTACGTCAGAGAAGTTACCGAACGGGACATAGTTGCTATCTTTGAGGGGAACGAGGTTTTGCTCAGTAGCAGGAGCAACAGCAGGTGCTTGGTAAGTCTGCTCAAGTTTTTCAACAGCGGTCAGTTGCCAGGTGCCACGCTTGACATAGAATTCACGCAAACGTTTGACTGCTGTAGCATAAGTAACTTTGAAGTGGTCTGCAGCAGAACGCACAGCATCAGCATTGATGTCGTTACCATAAGTTTCGGACAAGTAAGCGGTAAGTTGAGTTGTAGTCAGATCAGAACGAGCAGGCATTGGTTGGTTGCGTATGAAGTAAGTATAGGGCAATGGTGGGGTCTTAGAGACCCCTAGTGGACGGTTCGTCAGGCGACATACTCAATGAAAGAATTTAGTAGTTTCTTGTTCGTGGACTTACTCTTCAACATTTTTTTGAATGCCTTGGAGATCTCGCCTTTCTTTGCACCACTCTCCACATCAAATTCAGTGTCTTCATCGATTGCACTGTTCTTGATTGCATAGAGAGCAGTGTAGCTCTTCGGGTGAGGAATGATAGCAGACTTGTCTTTCTTCCATTGCTTCTGGACTTGATCATAATGAGCGATGCTGGCATAGGTGCTAACAAAACCAGACAAACCATTACCACCCATGATACGGAAACCAAGCACATTCACACCAGCATTACGATCACGCAGTTGCTGAATGAAAGTGTTAGTCATCTCACCCCATCCGTCATTCATAGAGTATACACGTCCAGTAGTGCGATCACGCAGAATAGTGTTGTAGTCAAGACGACGAGGACGCACATAATACTCATCAGTATGATCGTTGTAATACTTGCGACCATAAGAACTATTACATGCTTCACCATCAGTCAAGATGCAAACATTGACTTTCTGAAGATCGTTCTGAGATTTGAACTGTGGGATGATGTAATTGAGCATTACAATACCTTCATTCAAAGGAGTACCAGAAAGTCCAACACCCATGGTGGTGTGATATGCAACGTGATGACTGTAAGCATATGCTTCACGATACAGATTTAAGCACATACGATCATAGTTTTTAGCGTTAGAACGAGATGACACAAAGTTCATCAGATGGAATACATCTTTCTGAAGGAAGACCTTGCCTTCATCACAGTTCCGTTGGGAATAGTATTCTTCATCACTCAGATACTCACTCTGTCCATTCTTAAATCGACGGGCAATGTACCACTCATTAGTAAAAGCATACACTTCAAAAGGAATCTGAACTTTCTTACAGAATGCAGTAAGGTTCAAGACTTGCTTTACAGTTGAAAAAAGATCTCTGCCCATAGAACCAGACCAGTCAAGCAAGAAAAGCAGACCGTGGTTCTTACCATCAGGCAAGACAGTTACTTTCTTAAAGATGTCGTCATTGTACTTGTAAGTGTGTAACTTAGAAGTATCAAGCACACCAGTCTTAGATTGACCTGCACGAGCGTAAGCGTCAGCAGACTTACGGCACTCAAACTCTTTAACAAGGTAGTTTACCTCCTTCTGAGATTCTTTACGAAACTTCATATAAGATTTATCTACATCGTCATAGCGATCTGAGCGATCGATCCCTTCGTCATTGTTAACCCAGTTGTTGCGGCACTCATCAATCCAGTCATGAACCTCAGTCCAGTCAGCAATGTAGGTGGGGAGATCCACACTCTCAGGAATCTCAACGTAGATAGGATTGCTGGCATGACGGTTAGTCAGTTTTTCAGCAGCATCGTCAAAAGAACGTTGAGTCTCAGAAGTTTCACCGCCTACTGATTCTGCAGTATCTGCTTCTGCTTCTTCTTCGTCTTCATCATCCCAACTGTCAGCAGGGGAGTTGTTACCATCTGGTTCATTTACAGTTTGACTCTGCTGTTGCTGCACAGATTCTTCGCCATCGGTACTTTGGTTTTCAGACTGCTGAGGTTGAGCAGCGGGTTGTTCTACTTCTTCAGTTTTGTTAGAAAAGTTGTAAACGTCAATAGCAATCTGCAGCACTTCTTCAAAGGTCTCTGCAACATCAGTTCGAGCAACAAACACTTGTTCCTCAATAGAGAAAGGCACCATGGCACTGGCACCAATCTTGAAGTGGAGATTGATACGATCGATCAAGCTAAAGGTATTGAAGTCTTCTCCCTCAATACCAAAAAAGTCTGCATCATTCAGTTCTTTGTATCCACCAGCAAATGACTTACGAAGACCAGGATACTTACGCTTCATCAGTTTTTCAATACGGGCATCCTCAATGACGTTCACGAAGTCTTTAGGGCAGTCAGCAACACCACGCCAGTCTTCGTTAGGAGTAAAGAGGGCATGTCCTACTTCGTGTCCCACAAGCATGTCATAGACAACGCTGGATGCTTTGTCCCAGTTAGGGAGAGTCAAGACACGGCGGTCAACGTCGAAGGATGCAGTGCTGACCTTACGGTGCTCAACAATCAGGTTCTCTGTAGCGAGGAGTTTGGCGAGGTTACCTTTGATTTCTTGGTTAAGCATGGCGTTGTCCGTTGATGCCATTAGTATATACAAAAAAAGGTGGTCCGAAGACCACCCTAGTCCAGTTCAGCAACTGACTCCTGTATGACAGAGAAGTTCTTTTCTTTGACTGCGGTTAGCGTTCTTTCAAACTTTCCTTCTAATTGATCTCTATGAGAGATAACATAAACGTTAGAGTTATCGTCGAAATTACGGAGGATCCAACCAAGATCAGAACCACCTTGCTGATCGAGTGAAC